TATCTTTTATTTCTTTGAATTACTCACGGTTGTTGCAACCGCTTTATTAATCCGTAAATGTACAACACAATGTAATAGCAATACTCCCTGTGTTCCTCATATAGGTTGCATGATTTGGACGTTCTGTAATATCACGGGTCAATATAATATCTCCGTCGCCTGTTACGTTAAAATGATAGTCACTAAATGTAGTATCATAGTCACCTGCTGTTACATGAAGATAAACCATTGGCAAACCGTATGAATCAACGAATTCTTGTTTGTTTTCTTTTACGTATTGTTTAAAAGATTGTATATTCATATCTTTCTTTTCCCTTTCAAAACTTCCACTAAATCATGTACCATTGCAACTCCTGCTTCGTCTAAGTTTTCAACGACTGACAACATTTCAGTGGTTGCTAAATATCCAAGTGCAGTAGTTACCATCATCGGTTTAGTGCCGATTTTAACTAAAATAGTATCTACAATAAATGCTCCAAACACTGCTATAAAATAGGTAAGCATCTTACTGACAAAATGCTTACGCATCATGTAAGAGTTGATGTATCCCGCTTTTCTGGCAATATTCATTGATTTCACACAATCTAAAAGCGAGGATTCTTTACCCTCGCTCTCTAGATACTTTTTCGTAAGTGCAAGCCAACGTGTGTACAAGTCAAGACAAACGACTATGGAAAACAAAGCACACAACATACTATGGTAGACAAGCATTATCGCAACGCTTGATCCGATGATTTTAATAACAAAGTTATCCATCAAAGCATTAAAATTCTTTTGTATTTCAACGAGTATCGTATGTATCATTATGTTTTATCCGCCTTTTCTGTAATTGGTTTACTTCTAACACACTTTTTATTAGTACATAATCCTGTTTTAGGGTCTTCTTTTCTGTGGCACAAAAAGCAACGTTTAACCATTTGTTAATTCTCCTCTCTTTTCTTTATACTCATTTACCAGTTCTTCTCGTTCTTCTTTGAGTTCATTTAGTAAATCATTGTCGCCAACAGCTAGTGTACGAGCCATTTCCGACTCTACCGCTTTTATTTTTTCGCTGTACTCTAAATCTATACTCTGTAGCAAATCCTCTTTATCTTCTTCTTGTTTGATAAATTTTCCGTTTTTATAAATAAGACCTTGTCTTACCGCTTCTTTTCCTTGTGTATCATCGACTTCAACAATCGTAAACCCACTAGGAATATCAAAACGTTCCACAAATTCTATGCATCTTCCGTTAGTTTCACACACTAATATTTTCATGCTTTCCACCCCCATATTCCTTTTACATACATCTTAGTCCACGAATGTACCCATCGAGTAGTTGTCGATTTATTACTGATAATTTTCATGTAATAACAAGGATAAACTATGCATTTTTTATTTTCTAGAATCGATTTTGTTAACGCTTGATAAAGTACATGTGAGTCTAATCGTGCATATCCCATTTCACCCGAATCACCATCGGAAAAACATAAAAATAAATAATCAAAATCTGTAAAAGGTTTAGACAATTCAATCGTTTCAGCCCACGCACCTCTACCACCATTAAAACTATCTCCGTTAAATATCTGTTCACAATTATCTATCGTTATTGGTTTTTCCTTGATTAAACATAATGTTTCTGACGGAACCTCATGTTTATATCGGTCATATACTTCAGTGCTTTCAAATGTAGCAATGATAGTTTTGTCTTTTTGTACAATTTGCTTTCCCATTATCTAACTCTCCTTATAAAACAATATCCATATTGTGAGGAACCATCGTTATTACTTTCATGTTTCTGATTCGTATTACCGCTTGCTCCTTTTGCCGTAATAGTAGAACCTTGATAGGAAAAAACGGAGTCTTCTGATGGTGTTTCTTCTACCGTGTACCATGTACCATTTTTGCCGCCTGATTTATAACTATACTTATTATTCCCTGCTTTCCCTACACGTATGGTTGTTTGTAATCCTTTAGACAGTAACACAGTCTTTGTAATTAACTCACCTTTTTTATAAACGTTGTTCTGTTTGTTGCTGTATACACAACCCCCCGATAAAGTTATCTCATAATTTCCATCTTCGGGAACCTGCCAATTATACGAGCCTACCTCATTGAATATGAGCCCTCTATTTGACACTTTTGGCAATGTATATTTTTTACCATTAAAAAACACTACATAATTTTTACCATTAAGCTTAATCATATTTCCACACTTCCATTGAACCTGTTTTGATGTTTTCCTCATTCAGCCATGATTTTAAATTAGGCAATTCGTTTTTAGGTACTTTACCACCCACAAGATGAGCGTAATTCCCTTTGTCTTGTTTGTTACTTAGATTCGTTTCAACAGCCGATACTTTTCCTTTTAAAGTACTTAATCCTGTTTTATTTTCTTGTATAGTATTAAGTATTTCAGGGGGAATAGCACCACCGTTAGGTATTTTTGAAATTGCTCTAGCAACAAATTCAGTGGTTGCCGCCTTATTAGAATTATCTGATTCTTCAGGTGTAGTTAAGTTTATAATGCTTTTTACATTAAGTTGATTAATCGGATCTAATTCTAACTGTGATAACTTTTTAGGAATATGAGTTTCCACAAGTTGTAAAAGTGCTTCCCCTGCGGCATTGATTTTTTCATCTACTTCGTTTGCTGTAACGCCACCACCGCCACCAAGTCCTGATAATTTATTATCAATTTGTGGTTTTGTGTAGTAATTGTCTAAACTTGATTTAATGGCGTTAACGCTTTCTTTTGCTTCGTTAACACTGGATTCTATTTGCCGTTTTGAATTGTTTATAGACTCTGTAGCATTAGAAACAATACTGTTAAGCTCTTGTGTTTTGTTTTCTAAGGCTCCGCTTGTTTCTTCCGCTTTCTGATTGTACTCATTAAGTTTAGAGTTAACAGATTCGGTCTGTGCTTGCGTCTGTAATTTTGCATTTTCTACATATTCAGATAATTCACGCTTTCCGTTTTCGATAGTATCTCTTAATTGCTGTGCTTTGGTAGTCGCATCGGATAAGACCGAGTCTACACCCGATTTCATGACGGACACCGCTTGTCTATCTTCTTCCGTTTGTTTAGCTGCGTTTTCCGCCCGTTCCATTGCAACAGTAGGATTTATACAAGGTATAAGCTTTTTCCCCTCACTATCCCAAGCAAAAGTGCTATCTGGTACGGGCTTTGGTAATGTCATATCTATATCGTCTTTGGCGGATATCGGAAGTTTTAAAACTCTGTTATGCTCCATCTTTAAGTCTTGAGCAATAAGAATAAGTTTATCATCCATTCGTTCAATTGAATCAAACGGATATTTTTCCCCATATGTGTTTTCTTGTGTAATGGGGATATCTCGCACAAGAATTAATCGCTCTCCCGTTTTCATCGGGATTAGATTACTAGAATCTACATCTTTACCATTTGACGGATAATGAAAAGTCTTATCGTTCATATCTATATAAAACTTTTCGGTTATTACCTTTTCTTTCCCGTCTTCTGTAACAAGTATAGCCTTAACGTCTGTTTTACTTATTACATCAAAAGGAATAGGAAAAGAGACGGTTTGTCCGTCTCCTTTGTAATCTACCCTATTTAGTTCTTTGTTTATCATACATTCACTCCCTCGTTAAATATAACAATATCTTTAATCTTTCTTTTTCCTGCTATTTCGTTTCTTTTTATCTCCTTTCTTTTTTATTTTTCTATCTAAAACTATAGCCGTTAGTGTCTCAAGCAAGCTTGAATCGGTTTCTTGAGTCAAATAACGTATAGCAGAAAACAAGCCGTCAGTAGCTGTGTCAGATATCCCCATTAGTCTTGTTCCTAACTTGGTTACCTCTTGTGCAACATCCAAGCTGTCTTTTTTCTCAGATTGATAAGTTCTTAGTATTGCTACTATTTGTGTAGCAAAACTAAACGATGGTATATCGGGTGCTCCATCGTCTGTATAACCAAATCCTTTAATACCAGTATTCATAAGTGACGGTACAAGGTTTCTAAGTATAGGGTCACCGCCTACCACGTTACCAGTAATAATTGCTTGTAATACGCTTTCTTGCCAGTCGTCATCACTTCCTACAGCTTTTTTAACTGCATAACGTATTGAGCCTTCCAATGCTCCTTGAAGTAACCCCAAGAACAATACATCACGAATAAGAGGTCTCCAGTTTCCCGCATCTTTAACTAAGTAACCGTCTTTTATAAAATGATTTAAAATCATGTTGTTAAATGTGTAGAAAGGCAGTAAATGCTTAAAGACTTTATGTTTAAGAATGGAAGGTCTGTCTTTCATTTCGCCACTACCAAAACACTCTCTAACGCTCTTGTCTCCTGCTTCTATTGCTCTTTGCTCGATTACCGTCGGATCTGTTATCCCTTCTACCATTAAGCGGTTTCTTGTTTCTTTATAAGTTTCAAGCCATAACGGCAAAGAAAACATAAGGTCTGTTTCGGAAATAAAGGTAAAGGAATATTGGTTTAACGTGTCTAGGCTTACCTTACCATGCTTAAACCTAGATATAATCTCGTTTTCTCCCTGTGATACTGGTAATTCAACTCCTCGTGCCAAATCTTTATCCATTGTAGTTATACGGTCTTTCATCATAGAGGATTTCTCCATAATAAACCGTCTGTTAGCAAGCATGTTTTCTGTCCACTCTTTAGCATTTCCACCTGTTAAATAATAGTTAGAAATAGCTTTTCGTGTCCACATACCGCCCTTTTTACCCCATAAGATAGAGATGTTACAAGCGTTTAGAAGTGCTGTACTGGTTCGATAAGCCATTACCGCCTGTACATAATTCTTACGTGTTGTATCTAAGAGTCTATCGAGAAGTTCAGCGTTATCAATCGGTGCACTCCAGTTGTCTTGTGCCCACGTTTTAAGAGTTCTATACCAATCAAATCCATACTTAGAGGTTATTGCCATTGCCACATCTTTATTGGCAAGAAGTCTATAAACGTCAACTGCACATTCTCTCATTGAGATAAAGTGTACGGTGTCTAAGATGTGATTTCTATAAACTTCTAAATCCATTCTTAAAGCCTGTCCACCACTTCCCCCTGAACGCTGTTTAGTCATGCCTGTACCAATACCAAACGTGCTATAACCTGACATCTGTTTTTTAAGGATTTCATTATTAGCTTGCTCTTCCGCTCTTATAGATGTTTCCGCATCGTATTTAATCGGATAATACATCCCATTTATTACACGTCCGTTATTTAAGGTAAATTCTTGCCCTTTTACCTTACCTAAAGGAATACCGTATAAATTGTCATAAACCTTGTTTAAATCTCCATAATAAGAATCTATATCTTGCCAAACGGACTCTACAAAATCCCAGTCTCTATTGGTCATCTTCTCGTTTAAAACATCCAGTATAGAGTCGCTGTCCATTTGATAGGTTTCCATGACTCTATCCCGATTACTTTCCGTTCCCCAGTTAAGGGCGATTGTGAGCAGTGTTTCTTTTGTTACCATGCGAGGGTTGCCTTTATAATCAAACCCCAACTGAATGTTTTTCTTCGAGCGGATATTTCGCCATTCATCAAGCGTATATTTCTTAAAAATATCTTGCATACGACTAGAAGCTTCGTTTATCATCTCTCGTTCTTTAGCCGCTCCACGTTCTATAGGTTTATAAATATATTCATAAGCAAAATTACCCATTCTTTCAATCATGACTTCCGGCAATGTGATAGAGTTTAAATACGATTGAGCCATTTCTTTTAATCCGTCAAACGTCCTTTTTGCAAGTTTTCTATCAACTGCATTAACAACAGGTGCGTTGATTCCAGTAACGATATCAGATACCGCCTGCTCCATTGATACAGTCTTGCCGTCTATGGTTTTAAAAGACATACCATCATATTCACGTTTACCCAAATGATAGATCGCCTTAATAGCTTTTATCAGCTCTCTAAATTCATTCATGGTCAGCTTTTTAATTGGTTTTTGTTCTGGACTTTCAAAAATACTTCTTAGCCACGGGGCTATAACATCTTCCCCCTCATACGGCTTGCCGTCCATCTTATTGGCGTTAGTCCGTTCTACTTCCATTGCCCTTGTCGGGTTTAAGTCATAGGCAAGATTTGCCCAAGAAAATGGTACTTGCACCCCGTTTTTATCTATCGGAAGCATCCCATCGGCGTTAGTAAGTCCTAGTTGATATGCTAAATGCTGTACAAAATATCTGGCATTGCTAGACATCTTAATAGGACTTGTGATACGTCCTACACGATTTATTAAGCCGTTTAATCCGTATTTTTCGAGTCCGTCTTTATTGTAAACATTGCTTGCTTCTTTCGGATTTCCATGTAAAGCCTGTCTGATTTCTGCTTCGTTCTTATAGGCAATACGAGCCTTTAAAGCACACTTTCGCCCCTCGTTTATCCAGTAGCTGGCATTTGCCCAATTACCCTTACGGATTTCTCTTGTTGCACTTGTGGTTACGCTCTTTTGTCTATTGTTCCAGTATTTCCAGTTAGTCGCCTTAGAGATGTTTTGTTTAGACATAGAGTTAATAATACTTTCTTCTAACTGTCTTACGGGTACATCAAGTAGTTTTCTTGCCTCTTTCAAGGCATCTATATGGTCACGTACTTTTTCCCGAAGGTCTTGTAGTTTAACTTCAGCTTTGTGTACTTTTTCTTCTGCTCGTCCGATTCTTGCCTCTGTATCGGATATACCTAATCTTTCTTTTAAATCAGCGGTAAGGTCTTTAGTATCCGTCACTCTTTCTAATGATAAAGCGGCAGTGGTTGCCTGTCTTATGTACTGATTGATTCGTTTCTTCATCATGGAAGAGTATTCAGCGGTCATCTTCTCAAGTCCTTCTGGTGAATTGAGTTTCTTATCCGCTTCATTCCGTATCATTTCAGGTGTAAGCATAGAGTCAACATACTTTTTCTTTAAGTCTTCTATGTAAGCATCCGCTCTCACATCAGAAGTGCCGCCGTGTTCCATTAACGCTTTTTCAAAGGTTTCTTTTGTATACCCATAATTAGCAAGGAAATTTTTCTTTTCTAAGGCGGTAGGGAATAAATCGGAATCAAGTATCTGTTCTATCTTATATACTTCATTCTCTTCTACTAAGCCCTTGATATAAAGCTCTCTTGCTGTTTCCATCTGTTCGTCAAGTTCGGTTAATTTACCCTCTTTATACTGTTTCATAAAAAGACTTAGTGAACGTTCACGGATACTATCCTTAATTTCTTCTTCCCATCTCTTAATGTTTTCTTCTTCGGTCTGGTTGAAGTTAATACCTACTTTATCTATGGCAAGTAGCCTTTTCTGTAACTGCCACTTTTCTATTTCTTCATCAGTAGCTACCATCTTATCAAAGATAACTCTTACTTCTTCTGGTGGATCTATCTTTCCTAAACTCATTAAAGACTGATAGATTTCTTTTAGCCACTTACTAAATCTTCTAAATACACTTCTAAGTTCTTTAGTCGGTGCCTTACCTTCAAGAATATATCGTTCAAATCCTCTGGCAAATCTCTCCTGTATAAAGCGTTCTCTCGCTCCTTCTTCGCCTTTCTTAACCTCTTTTTCATAAGATTTAAACTCTTTTTCAAGCGGTGTACCTTTGTACTCTTCCATAACCTCTTTAGAGTAGTTTGCCCATTCTTCAATGGTCTTGATATCTGCTTGTATCTTTGCTTTTTCTTCACCAGGTAACACGGAAGAAGTCACAAGGTTTTGTAAGGTCGTTAAATAGAAGTGTGCGGATTCATGAAGAACGGTACTCTTGTCTGCTCCATCAAACACATGTATAGCATTGTTGATATAATCATAAGCTCCTTTATTAACTGTTTTGTTATCAGTCTTTTGGTAATAAGATTCCCCTTTTGTATCCTTGACACCTTTTAACATTTCGTGTATAGTAATGGTACTAAGAGATTCATTAGTGCCTATAGAACGTCCGCTCTGCGGAATTGCTAATGCTGATTGTACATTCTTTTGTACTTTCAGTGCACTAATGGGTCTCTTTTTGTCTATAATGACATCAAAAAGCCCAATACTATTTTTATCAAAAGTGATTTTATTTTTATATTCTTCTGCCACCAATCGAACAGTGTATAAATTATCTCCCATACGAACGGGAACGTATAACCTATGATAATTTAATACATTGTTTTTTTGTTGTTGTGTTTTTAGTTTATATCCAGTTAATCCGTCTAACGGTTTTGTTTTGTGATTTTTCTCGCTTTCTATTAGTACGGCATTTTGAATCAAGTCTTTCACGTTGGATACAGCATGTTTTCTTGTCTTTAAATCAACGCTAGACAATCTCTTATTACTAGAAAACGTAACATGCCTAATCTTATCTTTTACTATTTCTACCAGTGCCTTATTATCTGCTGTGGACAACGGCTGTCCTATCAAAGTACGTAAGTATTCTTTAATGGATTTATTGTTAGGCACTCCGTTTTTTACCTTATCCGTTAAATCAACTACCTGTACTCTTTCATTAGATGATATCCCTGATGTTACGGGTTGATTATATCCCTCTGTAACAGTTTGTCCACCAAAGGTAGGCATAAGCTGTGTTACGGGTATATGGTAATCCTGTGACAATCTATCTACCATCTTAGCTAATAAGAAAGCACTATCTCTTGCCCCTTGTGCTACTTCTTCATTAGTTTCTTTAAGTCCACGCACAAAAGGTTCATATACGTTTTTAAAGGATTCACGACTAAGGGATATACGAGCGTTGATATCACTCTTCTTTATCTTGTCTATAGTCGGTTTAAGTTCTTTTAACGCTTTGATTCTCTTCTGTAAGTCTTCATAGTCGCCGTTCTCTTCTCCGTCTATAGGGGTAAGGTCTTCTAACGCTTGCTCTGTTTCACGTATCTTTTTTAAATAGGTATCATCTACGTGTTCTAAACCCTCGTGCAAAATGCTTGCGAGGGTTTCTTTTTGCCCTTCTTCTTCGGGTGCAAAGGTGGTAAGTATTTCTTCTATCGCTTGTGACTCTTTGATGCTTCTTTCCTCTTCAAATTCTTGATATCTAGCGTTAAGTCTTTCTCTTTCTTCTTTGATATCTTTCATGGTTAATCCGTCTTTTGTCATGGTTGTATAGTCCATCATTGCATTAGCGGTTTCTTCGGTTGCTTTCTGAAAATACATACCTGCGTTTACTTCAAGAGGTGTATCGTCCTGTAACGCTTTATTTACGGATTTTTCGCTTACAAGTCCTTGTGATACAAGTTCATTAATCGCCCGTCTTCCTTCTTCGGTTTCGCTTGCCTGTGCCACGTTTACATATAAAGTATCCATGTTCTGGGCTTTAAGCTGTTTAGTTAAAGTCTTGGTGTAAAGGTCAGGTGTTGATTTAAAGAGTTTTGATTCACTTCTTGCCTTGATAAGGTTTGATATAAGCCCCTGTTCACGTTCTCTTGCTATTTCCTGTTTAGCGGTTTCAGCTCCCATTGGTGAGTTCTTGATATAGGCATCAATCGCCCCTCTTTGGTTTTTAAACCCTTTATACCGTGCAAGTCCGCCGCCTATAGCGGAAGGTGCAATCATACCGATTGCGGCGGGTAACGCTTCTATCATTGCATCAGTTGCCGATTCAAGAATATCATTCATACTATGGTTTACCTTACCGCTTACACGTTCGTTAACGGTGGTAACTGCATCTTGTAAGCCTTCTTGAACTACCTGTTCGCCTACGCCAAGAGATATATTCTTTATGGTTTCTTTAGCAGAAATACGAGCTATTTTGTCTTTAAAGCTCTTGATGCCCGCTTCTGTTAAGACACGGCGGATTCCCTCGTTTTTAATAATTTGACTGGCTACGTTACCGCCATACATTTTTGAAATACGACCAAAGGCGGATACGTCTAAAGCGGTTTCTATAGTTGCTTGCCAAAAAGCTTCGTCTTTTGCCTGTTTTACTGCATCATCATGAGTATAGATATTCTTACCGTTCTTATCTCGCATTTGCATTTTACGCCAGTAGTTAGCTCCAAGCTGTGCCCTGTACGTACCTTTCCATATACTCATACCTGCTACACCTATAGCACCTGCTATAGCACTTGCCATTGCGATAGGTGCTCCAGCTACCATACCGCCTACAGTACCCATACCTGCCAATGCTCCACCTGCAACTATTCCCGCTCCTGTCGCAAGTTGTCCTGTATACTGTAATACCTGTGGTGCAAGGGTTCCTAAAGGTGCTACGACTTCCGTATATCCTCTTACCCCTTGATTCCACATAGAAGATACGTTTTCTACGGCGGGCAAAATGAAATAGTTAAGCACCTTCCCGTCAGTCTCCTTACGTTTTAACATAAGGTCGTCAATCTGCTTAGTAGCATCTTCATAACTGATTTCTTTATTCGCCGCTTTTACCTGTACTTCGGATATCTCATCGTTTATCTGTCCTGCTTTCCAAGCGTCCATGATAAGGTTGTGTTCTTCCGCACCTTGTTTCTGTAAAAAGTTTAATATCTTTTGTTGCGGCAGTATGTTTGAAAGGGCATTTGCCACTTGAACGGGTAAAGCTTTAGCTTCATCAATAAACTTTCTTGTTTGCATGATGCTACCGACATCTTTTAAGAGTAAAGAAAATGATACTGGATCTTGAATATCTGCTTCAGGGTAAAGTTCCTGTAAGTGTTCTTTAGAAAAGGTGTATCCAGTAAGAGCCATGTTTTTTTGTCTATCGTACTCTTGCTTGTACTTCTCCATATTTTCTTTAGAGTCTATCAAGAATTGTTTACTTATGCCTAAGGCGTTACCGATAGTATAAGCCGCTTTAAGGTTTGCTTCTGGCATGTTATTTACTATAGTATTTTTATAAATATCAGATACTCCGATATCGTCCAATAGTGTTTTTGTATAGTTTTTAGCATCGGTATATTCTTTGGTTTCAGTTTCAGTAACTCCCACTTCACCAAATATTGGAGTAGGTTTTTCTCTCTTTACTTGATAAGCACTGCCATTAGCTAAATAATCTAATAATTCTTTACCTTCTAAAGCCATATTTACTCCTTAATTAAATTTCGTTAATTGTCTGGTCGTCATTCAAAACAGATTTTAAATCAACTTCTGATATCCATACATCCGTGCCGTCGGCTCTTCGTATATACCAGCCATTCTCTTTATTGTTAATCTTTGCCCTTGTGAGCCCATAAATACCCTTACTTTCAAGATATGAGCGTGAATACTTGTCTTCATTCGTTGTAAACCCAAACATAGTAGGAACTCCAATATTTATACTTGGGGTTATTTCTTCTTGAATAACCTCTTTCCAAGTGGGCGGCTCGCTCCCTGTTTCCTTTGCTTTTGCTCTTTCTTTTGCCATACGTCGTCTTATGCTTTGTCTTAAATAACGCTCTTTTTTTTCTGTAAGGTTATAACTATTTGCGTCAAGCCCTGCAATGCTTAAAATGACATTACCGTTATATTCTTCGGGAATTTCAACGCCATACTCGCCCTCGCCATTTTGATACATATCTACGTGTTTTAACAAGGTATCATATTGTTCTTCCTTAAGCGGTATACCCAGTTCGTTTATTTTTTCTATTTGATTCATTAAATCATCTTCGGATAATATTTCTACACCGATTAAAGCGTCTATCTTCTTTAGGCTTTCATTAGTCATAAATCCCTTACTATCAAGCCCCATACGCTCGTTAAATTCTTTTTGTTCCTCTTTAAGATAACTGTTTTTAGCGTTCATCGCTCCAAGTCTTGCGTTAACGTATCTTGAATCATGAGCAAGGTTCGGTGTCATGTTTTCCATACCTGCTACATAATTATAAATATCTAGATCGCTCTTCCCGTCTTCTTTCATGTGTAATACGGTTTCTTGTATATTGTCTAATGCTATGGTGTTTTCGTCATGAATACGATTCCTTATCATTTTTAATTCACTTTGAAAGGCTTCTTTACGCTGAGCGTTCATAGTTTCTACTTGTTCAGGAGTCATAGAGTTTTTACCTAATCTTCCGCTTACTTCATCAACATATTGTTGTATGGACGGCTCGGGCTTATCTTTAGTTCCATTAAGTGCTGTCCACGCTCTGCCGTAAACATCGGTGTCTAATCCGTTGATATATCTTTCAGCGTTAGCTGGTCCACTATACCAAGCGACCATCGCTCCTTGCATACCAAATTGTTTAACATATTCATTAAACTTAGCTTTAGCTACTATATATTGATTTTCTGCTGTCTTTGGTGCGTCAGGGGGTAGTCCTGCGTCCTTGCACCAATCCGCCCAGTTTTCAGGCATTATTTGATAGGTTCCGTAAGCTCCTGTACGTCCATTTTCTGCGGTATAATTTACTTCTCCATCGGTTGACCCCGATTCTTGCCCTGCTATAGCTCGCATTAAATCGTCAACACTACCACCGCCAATAGGTACTTGCAAGGGGAACGCTGTATTAAACTTCTCCCATATTTCATCATCGGTTATTTTAAATAAGTCGATATTATTATCTTTGATAAATTTATCTAAATTTGTTTTTGTTTCTTGAGTATTATTTAAATTTCTGAAATTAAATTCATACTTTTTTAATGTATCTTCCGGAACTCCCATTGCTCTTAATTTTGATACCGTGTCCAGTCCGTTTTTATAATCTCCTGTAGCAGTCATTTCGTTTAATAATTTTGTTCCTACCTCATTTAGTAAGTTCTTTGATTTAACGTCAATTTCCGCTCCGTCAGTGCCGCGTCCTACCATGATAGCTCTTGTAGTCTTATCAAGGCTGGATAAAGCCGTATAACACTGTGTCGGGTCTCTTAAAATGGTATCTGTTGTGTTTTGCGATGATAAAAGTATTTGATTATTTGCGTATTTATCAAGCTCGGCACTTTGTCTTTTGTCGATAGATTTAAGTTGTGCCGTAACGCTTGGTTCTATCTGCTTTAAAAATGCGTTATGAGAATAATCGGAATCTAATTTATATTTACTGATAAGTTCTTCTCTTATTTTAGATTCTGCCTGTTGATAGGCGTCCTGCATACTTTCTGCGGATTTCCCTTGCAAAGTAACATATAGCCCGTTCTTTTCGTCTTCCATTAAAGAATTAATACGTTGTTGATATTCATTAGAAGCATCAAACACTTTGTCGTTCTGATCTTTCATCCACATCTTCTCTAGTTGTGCTTGAAGTCCACCCAACGCACGATTTAAAGATTCCGATTCCTGTGTATTAGCTCCGTAAGCTGCGGAATCAGTAATTGGTATAACCTTACCCTCTGCAATGTTTCTATTAATGTTAGGCTCAAATTGTGATAATTTCATACTTTATCTCCTGTACTTATCCCATATAGACGGCTTAGGTTTCCATGAACCACGCTTTAAATTAAACGTTCCACTTGTTCTAGGCAGGTCAAACGGCATCATAGTACCATCAAAAGCGGTTCTTCCATAATTAACTATCGGATCTACATCTTTTAAGTATTTAGATGTGATAACTGACATTGGATTACCACTAACCGTATTTAACGCTGTTTGAGCCATTGCCTTTTTAGCACCTCTATAAGTATTCCACCCACCAATTAAAGAGGTCGCCGTACCTAAAATAGTAGCAAGTCCTGCCATCTTGCTCTGTGTTCTTACATTAGCAGCACTCGCTCTTGCTCCGTTTGCTTGATTAATATAGTTCGCTTCGTTAGTCCAAGCCCCCCATGTATCATTTCTTTGGTTACTAAGTAAATTTAAAGAGTCGTTGTTATACTCATCAACAACGGAAGAGTTCATATCAAGTACCGACCCACCGTTACCAAGTCCGCTTGCTCCTGCACTTGCTAAATGTTGTCCAAGTATCATACGTTTTTTAGCATCCAGTGACATTTGCTTTTGTAAATAGCTTTCTGCGACCTGTTCTCTTTGTCTTCCTGCTATCTTAGCGTTTTGACTTGCAGCGTCCGCTTGTGCGTTGTACATTTGAATTGTTGCGTTTGCTTGTGCTCTTTGTGAGCGATATTGATTTACACCCTGTAATATATTCATACCAAGCATTGCACCAGTAATACTACACATGGTTATCCCCCTTTATTAAAAACCTAAAAAAGGGATTCCCGTTTATTATAGTAGGGGAACATAACACCGCTCCCGCTTTTCTAATAAATCGTAACGCCCTTTTATTATCTAAAGATATAAAATTATATAGCCATCTATATTTTTGCTTACACTCTTTCACAAAGTCTAGCCCTGCCGTTACAATAGTTCTTTTGTGTTTAATAAGTTCTTGTGTTCCTAACGCCCATATCACGGCATCAGCCTTTTCTTCCCTTACACCAAAAAGACAGAGCAAGGTATCGCCCTGTTCTGCCTTATATACTATAGTACTTGAGATAATAGAATCATACACGGACGGCAATATTTTTAATCCTGCGTCTTCTATCTCTTTCTTATCGTCTTCTCTTATGTTATTTGTTAAAGTCCTAGCAAGATTTGCCGCATGCTGTGTGTCTTTCGGGTTGATTTCAGTAATTGTAACTCTGTAATATTCTTTATCCATACATCACCATTTCACGAATAATAGCCATTAAAGTAAACGGATAAGGCTCATCTGATTCTATATATACACGTCCGTTAATCTCAAACCCTGTATTAGGCATAGTAACGTGTTTATCTCCGCTGTAGAGTGTTACCTCTTGATTCGATAGTTCATCATACTTGATAGGATCAAGCTTATTTTTTTCAACCCCGACCTTACCACCAAGAGAATTAATAAGTCTTAGTGTTGCTCCGTTTATTTTCTTTTTCCTTCCCTGTAGTGTTCCTTTTTTGTCTGCTGCTATTTCAATATTGGTTAAAGCGACTTTCATTGTATAAGGAAGTCCAACCAAGAAAGAAGAAGTTATTTCTCCTTGCAAGGTAAAGTTCCCATCACTGTCTACCTGTATATTTTTAATTGTTCTGCCGTTAACTAAAGCAGTTATTTTCTTTCCTCTTAACCAACTAGCATTGCATATCGTTTGTCCATTTTCTGGTATACCGTTTACTACTTGTGAGGAATCTAGCATAGTATAACCGGACGGATTATTGGTTTCGTGCATACCTTCCAGTTTTTCTATATACATTTGCTTTTCACCGTTTATTACTCGCTCTACAACTGTATAAACAAAATCTTCATCATCTTCTTCAATGTTTGCAACAGAAATATATTTGCCGTCTGTTTTAAGATGACTCCAAGCGTAAACCTTTTGGTCTTGTATATATGCTAAACAAGCAATAGATCCGTCATCAAGCACAAAATACAATCTTGAGTCTGGATTTTGCATATATGCTCCGTCAACAATATTTTTACCTCGTGTTAAGTGTTTTGCAAGAAGTGTTAAATCCATTCCGTCATAAGAATCGGATTCAAACGTGTAAGCCATATCTCTTACAGTTTCTCCTCGTTTTTGTACATATATAACACGCCCACCAACAACAAGCGGCGTTACATCGTTACACCCTCTACTTGTTTGTACCTTAGGTGTTGCATCTGTAGGCTTAACGGTAGAACTGCCCGATATAGTCCATTCGTTACCAGTGGTCAAAATACACAAATCAGTACAAGGAACTAAATGTTTTATCGCCTGTTGATTTCTTGATATAAATGACAAGGAAATGGCGGAATCATCGGTTATAGTTCCTGATACTTTTTCAACGGAAAAGCTCGCATAATCTCCTGTCCTACTCATCCATACTACATAAGGTTGTTTATACGTTCCGCCAAAACATAATCTATCTTGAAAGAAACATACTGACAAAGGATATCCAAAACGATTATTCCATGAGCCTATAGAGTAAGCATCAATTTCCTTTGTACTGCCCAATCTCTCTAAAACCCTACAAGTTGCTTTAGTCGATGAATTGATTTCCAGTATCTCTATTAAGCCTTTATGAGTATAAGGAAGTGATGTTAAATCAGCATCGCCACTTGTCGCCACCACTCGTAAATTAACGGGTTCGTCAACCGTTCCCGACTCGGAAGCGTTAAAATCTTCATCTGATTTATAACTTCTGAAATCTTTCCAAGCTCCACCCAATTGTTGTTTTTGTAATTTAATCTCACCTTTCCATTTGCCGTGAGTAACAACCTTCCATCCTTTACCAACCAACACCTCTTTACTTGTTCCTTCACCTTTTTGAGTAACAGTAACAGAAGGCATATCGTGGATAAGCTGTAATTGCATTCCTTTCATATCATCAGTAAAAAACTCTTTATTGGCAGTTAGTGTAATCTCTCCGTAAGTGTTAGACGGAGTAAGCATTGTTTTTTCATTGTTTACGATATATACCGCTCCGTCTTGTCCGTCTTTATCCCCTTTGCCACCTAAATTACCGTTACCAACCGATTCGCCGTCTTGTCCGTTAGTACCAACTTTGTAGATAAAACCGGATTTCTTACCGCCCTTGCCACCTGCTATAGACTCGCCAAAAGCGGTTGTTGTTTCGCCGTCTTGTCCGTCTTTTGCTTCTTGTTTCCACGTTTGACCATCTTCTTTTCTACCGCCCCAATCGCCTGCTTTACCGCCACTACCAACAACTATAGGATAATAAGTTCCTTTTTCAAGTCTTATGGTTTTAGTTAAATATCCACCTCTACCACCATTACCACCATAGGCTGTAGCTTTGAGAGAATTCCAATAGGAATTACCGCCCCCACCGCCACCTGCACCATAAATAGTAATCGTGTAATTACCTGTTGCCTGACATTGGAATTGATAAGTTCCTTCTTTGTCGTATTTAACTTCATAACCTTTAGACAAAACAGACTCTAAAGAATTATCAAAATATTGACTTGTAAACTCATACGGTTTGAATTCCCACTTTTCATTACTGTATCTTGATAAAGTGTGAACTGGATATTTGCCTGATGTGATATACAAAACATCGGCGGATTGACAAAATCTTAAACTATCAAGTAATTCTTCTTCATAAGGTGTATCAATAGTAAGATTTATTTTTTCTTCTTTATCCCACACATTAATATACTTGTGTCCTATTTCAAGCAACACACTGTCACTTTCACTGACTGAAAAAGCTACTAATTTTACCTTTTTGTCGCTATATTTTGTCTTGCCTATATATTTACTGCCCCCACGCTTATATACCGCTCCATACGGTCTAATATAAGCGTTTTCTGCATTTAGTAAAGAAGATTGATATTTATCTAAATCAACACGAGAGGATACTTCAGGGCTTATTTCGCCTGTAGAAAAAGACGGTTGTATTGCATATATCGTTTCTTGCATGTTAACTCCTTAAAATCTGGCATCAAAATATTTATGAGGATATGACGGTTTGTTTTCTCGCTCTCTTGCACTTTCAACTTCCGCTTGTAATAATTCCTGCTGTGCTAACTGTAATTGCATGTTTGCCATGTTAGCACTGCCACTAAGCGGTAAAGCAATCGAGGAAGCCATCAAATGAGCAAGTACACTACAAAATGTAGCCGTAAATATTTCAGTATCCTTTATATCCGCCGTGTATTCAATGCTAGCTTTTTCTAAATTACAAGCTATACACTTTTTACCGCCCACGTTAACTACTTCATACTCTTGATGTTTTGTGTCTATATCTTGTGTTGTTATATCGTTATATATCGTTTTCATTGATAAACAGTCTTCTGGATATTCATACACAAAATCATATCTTGGTATCTTTTCATCTACTTCTGCTAGTTTCTGGTATTTATGAGCAAACCCCCATACAAACTTAGATAAAAGCTGTTTCCTTAATTGGTCATACCAAAGCTTACATTGTCTTGCCTGTTCGCTTTCTTCGTAAATATCGCTTATACTTCCCTGTCCTATCATAGACAAGGCAAGATTACATATTTCTGTATTGGTCATATTTTCCCCTTTTTCTACGCATATAAAAACTTTTATATAAATAGAAAAGGGGGAAAACTCCCCCTTTTCTTATATCTTTTCTTACTTTAATTCGGCATCCAGTGTAAGACCTACACTTAGTGTGCCAGTGGTAGCTCCTGTAATAGTTGCATTAAGATAACGCTTACCACCTGCCGGAAGTCTTAAATCAACTACACTTCCTACTTCTTTCGGAAGTTTAATCGTAGCTAATGTTTCAGGACTTCCCATATTATCCTTGTCGGAAGACTGGATAGTAATAGTTGCTACTCCGCTAAGCGGTGCGTGTACCATTGCATGCACCCACAACGCATCGTAAGCATCTCCCGCACCTTTATCGATAATCTTGGAAGTAGTACCCTTAGCTAAATCTTGCTGATTATAAAACATATTTTCTGCATCGTATATCATGTGTGTTTTCTCCTTTTAAACAGTTAAAATCTTCTTTTCGGTATCGAGTAATGCATCTACCGGCTTAACGATGATACCGTTTACTCGCATTTCAGGCATAGCTCCCTGTGCTTCCGCTCTGGTGATATATACGCTATTCTTGTCGCTGTAGTACAAGGTAAGCATAGTATAGAGTTCAGCGGATACATACCATACGGGATTGATACCTGCGGACAAAGAACGCATACGACCCTGTGCTCGAATCATTGATTCCACTACATCCTTACGGTCGTTAGAGGTTTTCTTGGAAAGGTCAATGTTGCGAACAGCAGCCACCATGCGGTAGTCACGAACGGCAAGACCAGGCTTCCACTTAAACAAGGTGGTTACCGCTCTAAACTTATTACCTTCTCCGTCAATTGCATCGTTTTCCCCTAAATCTTCCTGCTTAATACCTGCTACACCATACTTAGGGTAAATACCAGTAGCACCCGAATCACCCCAACCGACGAGCCAAGCAGAAGACAAGAATCCGTCTTTTGTACCGCCTACATCGATTACCTGATAGGTAGCATCTCCTACGCTTCCGCCAATCTTGTTATAACGAACGGACAAACCGTTGAACTCATCTTGATTTTTAGAAGAATCACCATAGAATACATAGCTTGCTACCTGTTGTGACATTCCCTGTACGAACGCATCATCTTCAGAACGTCTAAATGCTTGAGCATCTGGTTGCAAAGAGAGAAGTTCAACGTCTACTTCAGAACGTGCTTCAAGCAAACAACAAGTATCTACGATCTGCTTTGTGGTGGACTTGCTAGCTGGTACACCTCTATTAATCTGTCTCAAATATCCTTTCGGAAGTGAGGTACGCTGTGTAGTCATGTTACCTGTCGGTAAATTACCCTGCATCCAAGGGATATCGTTTACTACTGGATTAGACTGTGCCATTACCTCGATAATGTGGTCAATAGCTCCATCTGGAGCGAGTCTCTTTCTTAAATCACTAAATGTTAATGCAATATTTCCCATGTTTTAAATTCTCCTTATCTATATTTATCAAAATTTGTATTCGGGTAAGGGTTATCATTAGATCCCCCTACACCATTACCGCCTACTCCGCCGTCTTCTTTGAGAAGTTTGCCGAGAGTAGCAAATACTTTAATAATTTCTATACGATTACCTGCACCTGTTTCGTTAAGAACTTGACGGATATTAGGTATCGTTCTTGAAACGTGTTCTACGCCTGTACCGCACAAGGCAACTGTTTTGTCAAAATCCGCTCCTAATTCCTTACGAGCCGTATCGCCCCATGCTTTAACTTCGTTAACTCGCTCCTCTTCCATAGCGTTTCTAATAGTTTCAGCGTACTGATAACCGTAGCTTGCCATTTGATTAGCTTGTTCGTTAGTGAGGTTCATACCTCTGCAAAGTTCACCAAAAGAAGTTGCTATTTCTTCGTCAAGTTCTCCGCCCTCTGGAAGAGAAGATGTAAAGTCATAGCTTTCTGGTGCTCCTTGTGGTTCAGTTGCGGATTCTGTCTGTGTACCAGTTTCACCTGCTCCACCTGCAAGAGTACTAGGCTCTGTAGGTTCGGTGGTAGGTTCTACCTGTGTAGCGGGTTCTGTCTGTGTACCAGGTTCCGTGTTAATGTTCTGGTCATTAGGTTCCATCTCTTATTCCTCCTCGAATAACTGTTTAACTCGTTCTTGTTCAAGAACATATTCTTTTTCTGCTTTTTGCTTTAGTTTAAACCCCTCAATGCCAAGATTAGACATAATGCATTGGTCAAGATGAATACCAACCGCTCTCAATCCCTCATTAAAAAAGGTCTGTGAATTCCCAGTAAAGCTCGGTAGCTTATATTTTGTAAAATCAAGTAGCCGCATTACAAACCATCTACCCTCTTTACTAGACATCACCTTTCGCCATGCTTTTATATCATTCTCCCGAATCAATCGGTCTTTAAACTCAAAATATCTTCTGTCGTTCTTGTCTGTTATCGTTCGGTTTTCTCTATTCATAAGAATCACCTAATCCTAACATCTGCTGTAACGCAGGGTTTCCATCGTTCGCCGCATCCGTTAAGTTCTTAGCGGCTTGTGCCGCAGGTGCCATTGCCTGCATTTGCTGTAATTGCATTTGCTCGGCTTGTGCTTGTGCCTGTGCTTCCTGTTCTGCCCTTACCATTTGTTCTACTTCTTCTCTTGAGCGTTCCATCGTTGCAGGTGCTCCTAAGAGTTCAAAGTACTTACGAGTCATACTCATAGGTTCAACAAGGTTTCTTACTTCTGGATATATCTGACTGACTTGCCCTACAAACGATAACGCTTGTTCGATATTAATAAGCCCCGACATCTTCTGTGCTTGTGCCAACGGCGAGATATACTCAATCTTTATATCTTGTCCTTGTAACCTTTCTGCGATGTCTGGCGGCAGTGGTTCAAATACTCCCATACGTTCAAGGATGTTATACGACCGCTCGATAATCGGACTTAAGAATTCGTCTTGTAGTCTTTCCACGACTGGTCCTAGTTGTTGTAGCTTTTCTTGTTGTCTTTCGATTACTTCCCTTGCCGTCATATTTGACTGGCTTAACTGGTCAAGCATTAAGAATAAATCAGCGGAGTATATACGCTTGATGGCATTCTCACTCTGTACTATCTGTTCAGCGAGCCATTGTGGATTACTTGGCACTTGGAATACTGGACTTAGCACGTTAGAGCTAGTTGTTTCGTTAACATAAGTCATCCCACCAGGAATAAGGTTTATCCCTCTGTTCTGTAGTTCAGCAGGTCCTTTCATCGGCGGCTTAACCATGAGTTCAGCCACCGTTAACATGTCTTTCTTCATGAGTTGTAAGGCTTTAGCCTCACCTTCCGCATACCATCCAGGACCTTTACCGTAAGCTTCAATTCCTAACACTTGGTAGCGAGCAGTCGGAACTGGGAACTCTTCAAACCCGCCAACGTATAAATATCCTTCGCTGTCGGTTTCGTCCTGTCCGTCCACCCAGTAGAGGGATAGATACGGCATGTTGACCGCTCCCGATTCCCCTGTTACTCGTTCGTTGTTAGGAGTGACAAGCCACCATACAATAAACTCTTTATCGTGTTTAGCCGACTCGTTGTTCGCAACTTCTTTTACACATCTTGGGAGTCGTTCGCCCCCGAACTGACTCACTATCTGATTAGCTGTCATTCTAAGGCGTCTCGCAAACGTGTTGATAGTTCCACTCCCTGTGGTTCCCAAGTAATAAGACCCTACAGTATAAGGCTGAAAGCGTATCCCTGTTTCGGGGGATGAAAAAACTCCCAGCGGAGCCTGTCCGAATGGAAGTTCTGTATATACCGTATGTACGGCGTTGTAGAAATTAGAGCGATGTAAAAAGGACTCTAATATCTCCTGCCGTTTATCTAGCACTCTTAATGCATCTATATCCTCGCTTGCACCTTTGGAAAACCCGAATTTAAACCACTGACGAGATGGCGGAGTAAGCCCCGACATGATTCCAGCGGCGAACGCTTGATTAGCAAGCCATGCCACGCCGTTTGATATTTGTAAGTCTTTACGCTTACCCCTTGTTATATCGTCGCTCGTCTCTGGGAATTCTCCCAAAAAAGGCAGTTGATAATCCCTGATAGATATCCATCTGTCCTCGTACTGTCTACGCTTTTTCTTTAACGTCTTAACGATTGCTAAAGCCTTACGTTTATTAGGTGCTTTTCTAAAAGTCATATCAGACGGATTAACCGCTTCAGGGGATGCCCTAGCTAAAATAGTATCATTCATTAACCAAGTGTGTCCTTTCCGCCTGCAATAGTTCCCTGATTAAGCATTGTCGATGCAAACCCTCTACGTTTCTTTCTTCTTTGGTCTTCGCCATCTCCTGCGTTTCCCACATCACCAGTCGTTACTGTCGGCGGTGGTGCTATCTTTTGCACCTCTGGCATGGTCGGTTGTTTCACTTTAAATAAATTACTCAAACACATGTTCTGATTCTCCTTTACTTAAAAAATGCTGTACTCTGTATTGGTCATATGTCGCACTTTACCATATTTGTTCGGCGAGCGTGCAACTGGCACGGCAAACGTTAACGCTAAAGCATCGCCATCATTAGGTGACGGTATCCCTTTTTTCTTCATATATTCCTTGCTCTGTAGTTGCAACTTGCCGTCAAGTGTCGGCTTAATTTCAACGCTTGTTAAATCGTCTTGTATCGCCTGTTCGTCAGGGAGTGCTCCGCCCTGTTTTAACCACTTTAGTACTTCTTTCCACATATACGAACGCATGTTCGTGCAATCGATAACAGGCGGTTTAGCGGCAAAAGAAATAAGGTTCCAATTTCGCCCCATCGTTACGCCTGCGGAATATATGCCTGTCCCATATCCCATATCGATGTTAACCGCTACTGCATTATACTCATCCTCAAATCTACATAGCATGTTAGCTATGGTTAAATCGTTGTCGTTTTTTGGGATTTTAGCCAAGCGTTTAGCACAAAGACCCTGTCTCATCCATATGGCTAAGTAGTCGTCACCGCTCCATGCGGGATCACACCCTATAACGACTGGTGCAAAGTTATACATATATGGTTGTAACTTCTTTTTTCTTGATTCCTCGACCAATGAGGTCGGGATAAGCTGATTGACTCCTGCTTGTGGGAACTGTCCCATGACACGGACTCGGAAAAAATCGGAATCCTCGCCGTACATCTCTTGCCATTGCTCTATCGTTGCCTTATTTGATAAAGGGACGTCTCTTGAGTCTACTTGTTGCAACTTCCAAAATTTTCGATATTTATGAAAGCAATCAAAAAACCGACCCGTGTTTCTTGTCGGGTTCCCAAACACCGACCATATTATCTCGGTGTTGTCGTCTGTCATAGCACCTTCAGCGACCTCCCAAATACGGTTGTCGATACTTGACGCCTCGTCAAATATTAGGAGTATGCGATTACCTTGATTGTGGAGCCCCGCAAAAGCTTCGGGGTTGTCTTTGCTCCAGGGGATGGCATCTATCCGCCAAGTTTTCTCCTTACCGTTTTGTGCGGAAAAAATAGAGGTGGCAGTTACCTTAAACAGGTCTTTGCCAATAAACAAGCTATACCATTTGCTTAGCTCCGACCACGTCTTAGTTATCAACTGTGTCTCTGTATTAGCGGTCACTATCCCCCTTGTATCCTCTCTTGTGGATATCGCCCATAATACAAGCCACGCCACCAATGCTGATTTGCCGATACCGTGTCCACTAGCTACAGCAGTACGTATAACCTCTCCTGCACCTTTAAAGCCATCTCTAATAGCTTTTAACTCTTTTACTTGCCATTCCGATGGAGTCTTGCCGTCCAGCACCCCCTCACCCCACGGGAATGCAAAGTAAACAAACCGTAAAGGATCATGAGTAAACCGAGCCAATGCATTAATAACATCAACGTTACTCATCATTTAACTCCTCTAAACGTTTGCGAGCTTTTGCCAACACATCCGCAATGTTAATGTTGCCATCAACATCCAGTTTACTCTTGTTGCTCCACTCGTCAGGACGACGGTTGTTTAGCCAGTAAATCAATGCGGCTGTATTCGGCGGCTCGCTTTTATAGGTGACTGTAATCTCTTTAGCTGGTTTGCCCTCGTTGTCCACTCCATCAGCATCAGTGCAATATTCCTCTTTGACCTCTTTGTAAGAGTAACCAAGAGCACGTTTGTAAAGTGCGTTGACTATTTCTTTGTCAGCAAATTCTTTGCCTTTTTTAATTGCGTCGGAAAATTCGGGATAACTTTTTAACCAATCATAAAAAGTACTTTTATTAATTCCAATTTTATCCGCAATTTGACAGTCAAACAAACCATCTTTTGCCCATTTAGTCACTTTTGCTAAATTATCCTCTTTTAGCCAATATTTATATTTGCCATTATTCAAAATTCCTCGCTCCTTTCTTTTAAAATTTTAAACAACAAAAAAAGACAAACGCTGTTTAAACGCTCGTCTTACTCAATTTTATCGATTCTTTTACATATATATTATATCATTTTTTTAATTCCAAATCAATTTTTATTATAACTTTTGTTTATAACAAACCTACTTGATATAAATTTCTTTTATAACTAAAACCCCCTTGACTTATTGTATCTTTGGGGATATAATATATACATAAGGTTAAGGGAGTGGTTAAACTCTCGGTTGTAAAAAAGGAGTAAAAAAATGGACTACTTTATTTATTATTCGACACCACACAAAAGCGTAGACACAACCATTGTTAACGCACAAAACATTTCCGATTGTTTTCAAGAAATTTTAAAAAGATTTAACTCAGAAACAAATTTTGTTTATGTTTACGAAAACGAGAAGGCGTTTGACAATGATGACGATATGTTATTTAGTTTAGACAATGCTGATATAAATAAATATAAAGACATTGCCATAGAATACGAGTTACCAAAAGTTGGCGAATTTTGGCAGCAATCTTTTGATAAGATTGTAAAAGTCGAAAAAGAGGAACATACCCCCCATAAAGAAATAGAAATTTATAAAATTTATATAGTCGGCGAATATGATTTCGAAGAATTTGAAAGCGATAAAAAAGAATACTCCGAAGAAACGGCATTATCGTTAAACGCTAAAATGGAATATTTATTGTTGTTAAAATAAATAATAAAAAAAGAGACCAAAAAATGGAAAATTTAAAATTACAAAAAGAAATGGTTAAAGAATTAATGGATAACCCGTTAAAAAAAGTAATGACAACAAAAGAGGCTGCTAACATATACGCCGTCTCTCACTCCACCATTAAACAATATTGCAATGGTGTCACTAAACAGGGGGTGTATTATCCCCCTAAATTTAGTGAAAACGAATGTCGCAAAAGTGCTGGCACGTGGTTAATTACAGTTGATGCATTAAATAAGATATTTAAAAAGAAATAATCAACCATTGGGGAATTCCCAACAGTTAAAAAGGAGAAATGAAAAATGAAAAAGATTATTAATCCATGTACGGTTAAAACTTTAAAAAGCGAAGAGATTGATGCGTTTTGTGAAATAAGTTTTGAAAATAACAAATTACGGATTCATGGTGTTGTCGGACCTATACTCGGCGGTGGTTGCTGGGGCGAGTGCGGTCAGTGCATCAATGACATTAGAAATGGGACCCCTGTTGATGGCTGGGATGTTAAAATGATTAACCGCTTTTGCGACACTTGGAAGCGGTGGCACTTAAATGACATGCGACCAGAATGCGAGCATCAACGTGCTGACGGCTGGAGAGAACTGGCAGAAAAAAACATAACATTTTATGAGTTTGTTTTAAAGCATGAATTTTTTGAAAAAAGAGATAAATTAAAAGAAGAAATAATAGAGATGGCAAAAAACGGCGAGTCAATCTCTTTGAGCGACGACCAAAAAGCTTTGTTAAATTTAGAAGATTCTGTTACATTAGAAAAAAATCACATTAACGATTTTTATAGATTTTGTAGAAAATTCGAAATGCCAGCACGTGTTGTTAATTTTTCAGGAACAGGGAAAAATGATATATTTGCGGAACATGAAAGCCCTAACGGACTTTTATATAAACCTTGTCCCGTATGCGGTCATAAATATGATGAATCATATTTAAAAGAAGATGTCCCGCAAAGCGTTATAGAGTTTTTGTTTAACTTGCCCGACTCCAAGAAAACGCCAGCGTGGATTTAACGGTTATAAGTTTTTACAGGTAATAAACAGACAAAAAGAATTAGACCACTCTTGATTGAGTGGTCTTTTTATTATCTCAAACATTTATAATACAGTTTTTCAAAATTTATACCGAGCTCGTCAAGCTCCTTTATTGCTTGATTGTGATAATGATAACAACACGATACGGATATTCCTTTTTTGTTTGCTATATCCTTTATGTCCTCGCACAAAAGGTAACGGCTAAGAAGAATCGACTTACCAATATAACAGGATATCTTATTTACTAGCTTTAACCCCTCAAATAAAAAGGCGGTTGACCTCTCTAAGCTTTTGACAATTTCTTTCCGCATATCGTCAATCTTAGAGTTAAACAGAAGTAAAGAATCTGCCACGTCTTTTTTTACTCCACCTTTAACATGCTCACTATCATATGATGTAGCACTAGGGGATAAAAGCTCACTATATAAATCATTAATAAGCTTTGTACGTGCTTGTTTATCGTCAATGTTTGACTTTAACCTTAAAAAAGAATTAGCTTTCTTTTGTTCCTCTAGTACAGTCATTAAAAAAGATTTAGAATCCATTAATTCTCGTCCTTTTTATCAATCTTATTTGCTGTATTTACAATAAAATCGGATATTTTATCTAGTGACTTATCTATTGTATCCCCTGCTTTTTGAATATTAGCAGGCGTTACTTGACTTGCCACAAGCATTTGATAACAAGTTTCTTTTGACGGAATTACAATAGCTAACAGCAAAATAACCGCCATCCCCACCATCCATTTTTTAGTTAAGGAAAAAAACTTTTTATATTCAAAATCGCCACTTATCCAAATAACAAACGCCACAACCTCTATGCTAACACCTGCTATTATAGCTACGGTTAAAATTTTACTAATACTATTTAAAATATCTATTAAATAAAACACATACGGACTAATTATAGGTTCATTCATAGTTTACTCCTTTATGCATCAATATATACCACCGTTCTATATTTCTTATCCACGCTCTGAAACCTTTCCATCACTAAATGACACCATTTAGGACTGTCATTCTTGATTATCCCTAGCGTTTGAAGAACGTCAAGAATGATTTTACTTGCACCAAACAAAACATTATCATCATCTCGTTTAAGGTTAGCTTCGTACACATGCACCGTAACGGTAACATGTGTATCAAAGCGTATCCCTTTTGCTTGTTGTTTAAAAGCACATCCGACTATTTTACTAAACTCTTTTTTTAATTTAGCTCCAATATATTTATTCGCCCTATCTTTGTTGATAATCTCGTTCATCGATGGTAATTTATCGTTAAATACAAGCGTTAAATCATGCTCCATTCTTTACTCCATCACTTCACATTTAAGAGGGGAACTGTACGGAATCCAACGGTCGATATGGTTTTCATCATGAATAAAATGCCCATATTTTCCCATCTCTCCATATGTAAAATTCTGAATCCACTGATAATAAACGTCCTCATTCCCAAATTTAACAATAAAACTATCATTGCCAACCGTAAATTTTACCCTTACTTTAGACTTAATATTACTCATTATTATCTCCTTTTTAAATTTGATAACCTTCTGGATATCGAGTTCCCATAGCTGTATAACTGGTATCATTTTCACTATTGGTTGATTTCCCACAATGTTCACAAACCATAGCAGGGATTACATTATTGTGAAAATTTGCATCATCATAACCCATATCATCTTTTTCGTTTCCACAAAATTGGCACTTGTATGTTGCTTTAAAATCTCTTCGGTGTTGATAAATTTTATTTTTAATAAACATGATTATTCTCCTTTATATTCTCTACTAATTTCCAAAAATAATACATACCTCTATCATTCTTAATTATCCTCTTTGCTATAAGCATTTTATTAATCCTCTGCTAATTTGCAATATCTCCAATCGCATTCATCATATTCACCTCCATTACTCCAAGATGTACATCCTGATAGGAAACAAGCGTACGGATATTCCTCATTGTTTTTCCGAATCAATTTGTTATAACACTTAAAATATCTCCTCTCCCATTTTTCACCATCATCACTCACCAACACCTTAGTATCTACAGGAACATTCTCCCAATCGACTATCCCAAGATACTTGCCAATATCAAACGGCTCTTCATCTTCCCATGAAACCAACTGATTAAAACTCTCACAAATGCACATAGGGAAGTTGTCAAAATAATCTTCACTATTGTACCATTCATACTCTCTCTTATAAGGCTTGTTTTTAAATAAAAACACTTTTCTACCATCATCCATTGCTATATATCTATATCCAGATTCATACACTTTTGATAACAACCATTTTACTCCTTGTTCATCTGTCATATTCATTGTTTCTTCTCCTCTGTTAAATAATCAAATAATGTCTTATCTTTATTTTTAAAATTAAGTATCTTTTCTTTTGCTTCTTTTACAAAAGGTCTATATATTTCAAACCCAAACGAATGGCGATTTAATTCCTTACTCGCTCTAAGAGTTGCACCACTTCCAGCTACTTCGTGAACAACATTTTTGTCGCTCACGAATCTAAAAAATCAATATTTTACGTTTACTGGTTTTTGTGTCGGATGAATTTTAGGAATTACCCCCTTTTTATCTCGTTCCCAACTCACACTTAACCTCTTGTTTCAAAATTACACCCTCTTATATTGTATTATTTATTCATATTTACGTATAATTATTCAATTTATATCACTACCTCAAAAAGACATTTTATTAAAACGGAATTGGTTCGTTTTCCACCTTACCAAACTGTTCAAAATTGCCTTTTGTATTAGCAAATAACGGTTTATACACACGTTCAACAACTATCGGATGTTGATATACCTTTGTTCCGTCCTGTTTTTGATAGCTGTTTGTAGTATAGTGTCCAATCACATATACTCGCTCTCCCTTTTTAAAGTTGTTTCCCATTACTTCTGCACACCGTTCCCACGCTACACAATCAACAAAATCCGCTCCACCGTCCGATCCGTCTTTTTTCTTTGGCTTCTGGCAAGCAACAGTAAATCTTGCAACTGTTTTACCAGTACTTGTTGCTTTTACTTCTACATCTCTCACCAAATTACCCTCAAGCCTTACCTCATTGTTTAACATTTTCTGTTTTCTCCTTTTCTTAAATTCGCTTTATTTTGCTGTTTTAAAGCGTTTTATTATTTTTATGATAAATACCACTTATGATTAATTTAAATCGTTCTAACATATAAAATACCTATGAAATTTTCAATTTTTAGTTTTATCTGTTACTCCATTTCCTTTGTTTTTGAATGTTGTTCTTAAACTTTCCCCACCATCAACAATAAGTATGCTTGTTTGTTTTAACCTGTCATACACTCGTTGCATATATCGTTGTTGCATCTCCGACCGCTTTAGGTTTGTTGTGATAATCACTGGGAGCATTGCGTTGTATCGATGTGTGATGATTGCATCTACTTTGTTTAACACCCAATCATTAGGATATTCCGCTCCCATGTCATCTAGGATTAACAGGCTTGTTGTTTGTATTGCGTGTTCAAAGGTTCTGTATTCCGTATAATTCCCCTTGCTCATCGATACTAGCTTATCCATAAGCTCCGGCATGGATATAAAATATCCGCTATACCCTTGATTTATGATTTCTTGTAGCACTGCAACCGCCATCGTGGTTTTCATTCTTCCTACACTTCCCGAGAAAATGATTCCGCTACCTTCCTGCTTGTTTCCTTTGAAGTCCAAAGCATACTCCTTAACAACCTCATAGTGTTTTTGTATATCACTTGGCACATGCCAACGGTCAAGATTAGTAAACGTTGCTTGTAAATATCGCTTAGGAATGTTCGCCTGCTTAATTCTTTTTGCTGTTTTTTGTGCCTGTTCTTCCTGTTTCTCTCTTTCCCACGCTTTCAGTTCTTCCTCGCTTAGGTTTGCATTCGCCACCTTCATTTTTTCAATGATTTGATTTACGTTTTCAAGCATTTTTAATCTTCTCCCCAACCGTCTTTTTCGTTGCTCCAGTCTTTCTCCCAGTCGGCTTTCACTTTTGCTTGTAATGTTGATGTTTTTTTGTTTCTCGCCCAATTTCTTACTGTAGCTTTCCAGTCTTTCATTGAGTTGCGACCTACTTTCCAACCGTTACTCTCGTAATAGTCAATGAAACAGTGAGGGTCTATGTTGTAGCTTTTTTCGTTGATATACGCTTGTACTTCTTCAATATTCGGCTTTACGAATTTTTTAGTCGTCTTCTTTTGGGATACTACGCTAGTAGTATCCTTTTCTTGTGTTCTAGTCTTATCTAATCTAGTCTTATCTAATCTAGTCTGTGTATCCAAAACGGAACCATTTTGGAACCATTTTGTATCCAACTCTTGATATTCTCCGTTTTTATCGAGTTTTATGCGGTTTACTTCTTCGTGATTTGATTGTTTATATCTGTCACATTTGATGTAGTTGTGAACTCTCCAGTGCTTTATTACAATAATTCCTGTTTCAAAAGCTATAACATAGTTTTTAGCTATCAACAGTTTAATGTCATCATCACTACAACCGACACACCTCATAATTCTTTTAGGAGATGCGATGAATCCGTCGTCATCCGCCCTCAAAAGCAAATGGAAATATAAACACTGAGTGGACATTGGCATATCCATAAATTTATCAGTTTCGATTACTGATTTAGACATCATCCTTCTGTTTGCCATTTATACACCTCACCTTCTCGTTAATTCCGTATCGCTTAACAATCTTGATTACTTCTTTGTTTATTACATCGTGATACGCTTTTTGCTTTGAATCGTTTAAATACTCAATAAACATCTTTTGCCACTTTTTTGATGTCTTTCCGTGTGCATATATAGAGTGGCAATTATTGCATAAACATACAAGATTTTCAGGTAAATCACTTCCACAAGCACTGCGGAAAATAACATGATGATGTTGTATCCCTTGTGTGGTGTGACAGATAATACACCGCCCGTTATCCCTTTTATCTACGAGCTTACATATCTTTTCATAGCCTTTAGGTTTTAAACGTATTCGTGTCAATTTCTACTCCTAACTCTTCGCATTCGTCCATCAAGTAATTAATAAGTCTTGCCATTTGCTCGGTTGTATAAGTACTAGACCCTGCATAGAGTAATATATCGGTAAGTCCGTTGTTTTCTGATATCTTTTCAGCAATCCACCCTACCCCTTTTATACTCCAACTCTTTATAAGTCCGTCAGCTTGCACGCTTGCAACTGTTGTAGCAAAACAAGCTCCTACACTTCTTATTGCCTGTCTATATACGTCTTCTTTTGTGCTGTCTATCTTTTTTGCTATCCTCTCACATAGCTCCCACATTAAAGCATTAGAATTAATCGACCGTTTCTTTTTATATTCCTTAATTTCAACGGTTAATTCTTTGTCTAAGGGCGGTAGATAGGCAAGACTATTCTTACTTATCTCTACCTCTAAGATTGCTGTATTAAGGGAATTAAAGCGTATTTGTAGGTTTTTAATTTTTGTTTTCATTTTTCATTTTTTCGTAAACTTCAATCGCACTGTCTGGTCTTGCTAAAAATTCATTGACCATGTTAGTGGATATATCAAAGAAATCTTTTTTAAATACCACGTTACAAAAATCAAATACATCGATTTTTCTTCCCTGTAATATCCCTCTCATCTTGTGCTTGAGTTCGTTTCCACCCTCTCCCATGCTTGCTATATCATCGTTGTCTGGGCTAGGGCTGATAGCAAGTAAAGCACCTATCGCATATTTACGGGCATATGAGGAACAAGCCCCTGTTAGTTGTGCTTCGTCCATTTTCTTTTTACTTTCTGGCTCTCTTGCGTAAGCAGTTGATGTTTTAATTACTTCTTTAGTATCAACATCAATCAGTGAGCATTCCGCTTTTATATACACTCTATCTGATACAACTTCTAACCCATCATCAAAATGTATTACAGTATTTGTTTCTGTAAGAAACGGTTTTAACTTGGTTAAAATTCCGTCTAAATTTCTGTATTTATATCCACCAAATGAGTTGTCTAAATCTTTATTTCCGTCAAAGTTTACTTGTATGTGCAATAATTTTTCTAAACCTGTCATGGTAGTAGGCGGTGTTTCAACCGCCTGTACTGTCTTCTTTTCTGCCATATAGTCCTCACTTAATGCTCACTGTAGGCTTTCTTACAAGCTCACAACCTGCGACCTTTTCGCCTTGTTTTAAAAGTTTACAGATTTCTGTTTTGTTCGGGGTGTAAGTCACCTTAATAAACTTGTCAGGAATAGCTGTTTCGTCAACGATGTTTACGCTTTCTCGCCCTTTGCTGAACTTAACCTTTACTTTAGGTGTATCAACATTAGTATCAAAAGCGTAAGTCATTAAATAATTCTTTACTCGTTCCGCCTCTGCTTTGTGATGTCTCATGCGTTTAGTAAGGCGGTCAATTTCCGCTTTTATCTTGTCAGCCTCCGCCTCTTCGTTTTTGTAATAGATACCGATATTTTCTATCTTATGTTCGATGTCGTCCTGTAAGGCGGTGAGTGCATCAAAGTCAAGTTCACTTCCTTTAATTTCTCCTGTTTCTGTATCTACAACCTCATTGATTAACGCTTTATATTCATTAGATAATTCATATAATGGTCTATACATTTTATTTCTCCTTTTAAAGTGGTGCGGTTTCGGATTCTGTTTCTTGTTTTATTTTTTCTTTTGTTCTGTCGATTATTTTGTCTAATATACCGGCTAAGTTAAACTCACATAAATTCCCTTTGCATTTTTCGGTCAAAACTCCAATATCATGCCAAACCGTTACACTAACATCTTGATAATCATAACTTGATTCGATTTCAATTGTACGTGGCTCGCCATTAAAAAGGAGATATCCCTTAAAACTGGTGATAATAACCACGTCTTCAAAGAAAATGTTATCCTTTGATATGTTTCCCAAGGTGATAGTTTCTATTTTTCCGCCATATCTGTTTAATACGTCTTTTATATGGTTGTGCATTTTTTAATTCATGATGTTATAAGTTATGGTTCTCATAATGTTTCTCCTTTTTAAAATGGCATTTTTGTATCGGAATCTTCCATTTCTTCAAACGCTTTTTTGTCCATATTGTCAATTACTCTTGTTATTTCTTCCTCGATTGATGTAATGTAGTAGCCTATGTTTGTTGTTACAGTTTTTGCACCTAACGGATATCCTGTCGGGTCAATAGGTGTTATAGACAGTTTCAGTGACGGATCATAAAATTTATCAAATCCATCTCGTGTTAACTCCACATCAACAACTACATCAAATTTAGTTCCTTGTCTTTCCATGCGTCCTTTTACCTGTTTAATAAATACACGGTCACGTAAAAACACATCGCCACCTGTTAAGTTGTAAAGCGTGGTATACAGCACTCTTCCGCCGTTATCCTCGAATATTTTTTCTAAAGCAATAAGCAATTTGTTGTTGACTATTTCTATTGTTCTTGATAAATTTTCAAAATGATATTCCATCTTTTTTCTCCTTGTGATATACTACTGGTAGTAAGAAAAATGTATTTCATTTTTCATTACTCCTTTTTAAAAGGGGCGTTAAGCTTTGTGCTTGCGTTCCTTTTTTATTTTTCTGTTAAACCAAATTTTGACTATCTTATATCCAAACATTGGTGTTATCGTTCCGATATCAATAATTTGTACTCGTTTCTTTTTTCCCGTAATACCTGCGGTCGAATAAATGATATCTCCAATCTTTGGCATTTCTTCACCATCGTTTATTTTTAAGCACGTTTCACCGATGTTAGGTGCTAATTTAATTTCCATTCCTTTAGTCATGTTTATACTTATCCTTTGAAGTTTTTCTAAGGAGAAAAGCTGTATTTAAAACAAGAGATTCATTACTCTCTACTCTTAATCCCGATTCAACAACATTTAATATAAGTTCATTGAGATTTTCTCCTTTCTCTTTTTCATCTTTTTTCTCCCACGTTTCCTTTCCAGATAACTTGATATATCCCACTAAATGGAACAATAAAGCTCCCATTTTCCTAAGTGTCGTTATATTTCTGGGCTCTACTTTCATATACCCGTCTTTAATGTCAATCGTTATTCCTAAATCAAATTCTTCTTTTTTTAATTCGGCGATTATTTCTTTTAATGATTTCTTAGTTAATTTATTTGAATCCATTTTTATTACTCCTTATTGTTTTCTTTCTAAGTAAATATAAATTGTTTGTCCTGCTTGTACTGCACTTGGATTAGATATCTTATTATCTTCAAGTATCTTGTATACAACCTCTCTTACATCATCGTTTGATGTAGATACATTACTTGCCACGTCCCAAATCGTATCACCTACTTGTAACGTGTAGCTATGTCTGACAAGTCCACCTGTTGTAGTTACTGCATAGCTTTTTGTATCGTGGCACATATATGCAATACAGATAATAGATACTATCCACATAATAACTATCGCCACATTACCCCATTTGATACGCCGTAAAATGCTTTTCTTTACCATGTTTCCACCTCCTCCGCAAGCTCACTACAAGCGACTGATGCTATACGATTTAATCGACCTTTTAAACGCTGTATTTCGCTTTTCAGTTTCTTATTTTCTTTCTTTAGCTTTTTTTCTTCTTCTGTTTCTTTGTTTAACTCTTCACCGATAAGACGTTCTACTTCGTCCTGCGTAAACCTCATAGGTCTCAAGTTCTTAATACATTTAATTTGTCCTGTTTTTTCGTATTTATATATAGTGTTTGTGGCAACGTCCATTATCTCGGCAAGTTCTTGCACTGTATATAACTTCTTCATTTTTAATTTCCTAAGAATTTGTTAATAAAATACTGCTGTCCTTTCCCTGTAACTTTAGTTGTTTTGGTGGTTACGTTTACTCCGTCTCCATTAATGTAAGTTCCTTCTTTAACCTTGAACAATCCCATCTCCATCGCTCTTTGTGTCGGCATGTTTCTGCTTTCCGTTCCTTTCATAAGGAATCCGTTTTCACGCATCCATGAAAACAATCTCTTTTGCCCAATGTTTACTCCGTTACCTCGCAATATCTTTGCTAAGTCCCCTACTAAGATGGAGCTGTTACTGTCAGATACTGCATCAGCAAATAAGACCTTTGGTCTATTCTGTATAATGGTTTCTTCCGCCTTGATTCTTGCTTGTTTTTCGTTCTTGAGTTCTGTAGCAAGGCGAATAATGAAGTCGGGGTCAGTTAACGTCTTTTCAATCGTTTCTGGTGTCATATATGCACCGTGTTTACGAATGGTAGGTAATATGTCGTGTGTCACCCAACGTTTAAATTGATGTGCTTCCGGCTTACGGCTAGAGAGTACTAATGCGTATAACCCATATTCATTGACAGTTGCATAGTTTCTGTTTTGCCTGCCGTCACTTAAAGTTACATCAGCTTTTTCATCTGTATCTAATCGTGTTAATGCTTTTCTTGAATTACTAAGCCCCAAGCACTCGCAAACATCTTTTGCGACAAACCATGTTTGATTATCTTTTTGTACCACTCTTAAATTTCCAAATTCATTATTTTTAAAAATCTGTAATTCGTTCATTGTTTCATCTCCTTTATACGGTTTAATTGGATTTGTTTTTTAAAAAAATAAGCCTATCATAAGGCACTTCATAAACCTTTTCTATTTTCTTTATCTGTAATGCATCAGGAAAGGATATCCCTCTTTCCCAATTTGATATTACTGATTCGCTTACTCCTAGAAGATTTCCCGCTTTTTTCTGCGTATAGCCTTTGTTTGCTCTAGCTGCTTTTAGTGTAAGGTTTATATTTTCCATTTTAAATCACCTCATTTCTACACATATCATAATCCAATTAAACCGTATTGTCAAGGGGTAAACCATATATTTTTTGTATTTTTTTGACATAATACGCTTTATTCGTATATAATACTGATATAAGAGGGGGTGTCCAAGATGGAAAACGGATTAGGGAACAAAGAAATATTTGCTAAAAATCTTAAGTATTATTTAGAAAAGAAACAAGTTACGCAAAAAGACGTTTGTAAGATTTTAAATTTTAAAGAAACAACTTTTTCAGAGTGGGTTAGAGCAAAATCATATCCACGTATAGATAAAATAGAAATGTTGGCAAATTATTTTAATATAGAAAAATCAGACTTAATTGAAGATAAAACCCTTATCAATAAGTCTTCTCCGAACATAGAAATAAAAGACATCCTTTCTACCGCTACCTACATGACATATGGCGGTAAAGAATTAAGTGATAAAGAAAAGAAACAAATTAGAAATATATTAAAAACAATTCTCGAGGAATAGTATGAAACGTATGTATCCTTTAGTATTGGATATAGTAAGACAATATGAAACAAACAACCCGTATGAATTATGCAAATTTATGAACATATCCGTTGTTCATACAGATAGCATTGGCTCATACGGACTATTAATTAAAGTATTAAATGTATTTAAATTAACATTTTTTACCTTAATCCCTATATCGTCTTCTTTAGAATACTTATAATAAATTTCATTATTCCTTTTCACATATTCCGCTATTCCAAAATTCGCTAAAACAAATACCCCTAATACAACTTTAAAAAATTTATTCTTCATAAAAATCCCTCCAACGACATTTTTTAATAATTTATAATGTTTTATTATTCTTCTTTCTTTTAAAGATAAGAATTCCATTTGTAATGGCTGATATTAACAAAGCAATAATTAATAAACTCCATAAAATTAAATAATACCTTGAAAAAGGAAAACTTAATAATAGGCAATATAAACAGTGTCCCACTATTACTGATAAGTAATTTATTCTTTTTAATTCACCTATTCGATTTTCTTTAATTAACTTTATAATTATTGATAATAATAGTAATACCCAAAATAT